TAGACCCGCTAGAGCCTACAGAAGGTCTGGTGGACGAAGACCAAGTGCCAGAGGTTCCAGAGGAGCCTAAGACCAAGCCAGGGGATATTTACCAGCTAGGGCGGCACAGGCTTATGTGCGGTGACTCTACTAGCATAGATGCGGTGGAGAAGCTGATGCCAGAAACGGCAAACATGATTTTTACCGACCCGCCTTACCTTATGGACTTTACTGGCGGTATTCATGCCGACGGAAGCAAGTCGTTTAATTCAAAGCATGGGGCCATCAAAAACGACAAAATGTCGGAGCAAGAAGGTAATGACTTTTTAGATGCAATCAACGCAATCATCAAAATTAAGGTTGATGGGGCGTTTTACATTACTTTTTATCGCTTGGGTATTGGTAAATATTACGCTAGCTTTGATAGAACGGGCCTCAAATGTAGGTCGCTTATTATTTGGGATAAAGGCAACCATACACTCAGCAACAGTGACTATATGTCGATGTATGAGCCGATGTTTTATGGGTGGGTCAATAACCATAAGTTTTATGGTGGCAAAAATGGGATGGACATTTGGAGAATTAAAAGAACTCCAAAAAACGATTTGCATCCAACGATGAAGCCCGTCGAGTTGGTTGAAAAAGCAATTCTTGATGGAAGTCAGGTAAACGGGATCGTTTTAGACCTTTTTGGTGGATCTGGCTCTACTATGATTGCGGCAGAGAAGCAGGGGCGATGCGCTAGGCTTATGGAGTTAGACCCAAAGTATTGCGATGTGATCGTAAAGCGATGGGAAGACTTCACGGGCAAGAAAGCAGAATTGTTAACCATTTAATCGGAGTTATAAAATGGCAGAAGGAGTGGGCAGACCAGCTCACCAACCGACTGACCAGGGTAAGTTGCAAGTAAAGACTCTGGCTGCGGTTGGTATTAGGCACGAAGACATCGCGGCTAAGATGGGCATAAGCGCGGACACTCTTACCAAGTATTACAGGCAAGAGTTAGATGATGGGCGAATAGATGCTAACGCGCAGGTAGGCAAGAGCCTTTACGAGCAAGCTAAGAACGGCAATACTGCGGCTATGATCTTCTGGCTGAAGACCAGGGCTGGCTGGAAAGAAACTCAGGTGCAGGAACATACAGGCCCAGACGGTACGCCTCTGGTCGTAAATTGGCCGAAATAACCATTCCTTACAAACCAAGGGGGCCGCAGCTTGAGATTCACAATGCTCTTGATGGAACTCGATTTGTTGTCTCCGTGGCGCACAGGCGCATGGGGAAGTCTGTCGCGGCAATCAACCACCTCATTAAGGCTGCGTTGCAATCCGACAGGGAGTCTCCTCGTTATGCCTATATCGCCCCAACATACACACAAAGCAAAAGGGTAGCCTGGGACTACCTGCTTAAGTACACAGACCCGCTAGAAGCAACAGCAAACATTTCAGAGTTGCGGGTGGACTTCTACGGTAGGCGCATCAGTCTTTACGGTGCGGACAACCCAGACAGTCTCCGAGGTATCTACTTAGACGGTGTAGTTCTAGATGAGGTGGGGGATATGAACCCCAAGATCTGGAACGAGATTCTTAGACCTGCCCTTACGGACAGAGGCGGGTGGGCATTATTCATCGGGACTCCAAAAGGACAAAATCATTTTAAGGAACTGCGAGATCGTGCTGAGACGGAAGACGACTGGGCTTTACTGGAGTTTAAGGCTTCAGAGACTAACATCCTGCCTAAAGCCGAGCTTGAGGCTGCAAAAAAGGAAATGGGGGATGACAAGTATTTTCAAGAGTTTGAATGTTCATTCTCCGCTGCGGTCGAGGGTAGTTACTACGGGACGATTCTTAACGAACTCGCAGAAGAGAGATTTAAGGAAATCCCAAGGGACGACCTCTGTAAGACCTTTGCGGCATGGGATCTGGGGATGGGCGACTCTACGGCAATATGGGTTGTCCAAGTTGCGGGCCAAGAGGTCAGGATTATGGACTACATTGAGAACCACGGTCAGGGCTTAGACTGGTACGTTAGAGAGCTAACCCACAGAGACTGGCACAAGGCCACACAGTTACTTCCCCACGATGTACAGGTAAGAGAACTCACAACGGGCAAAAGCCGCTTAGAAGTCTTAAGAGAGGCTGGCTTAGACTGTACTGTTATCCCAAGGTTAAACGTAGACGATGGCATCCAGGCGGTGAGACGACTCCTCCCGAGATGCTGGTTCAACCTTCCTGCGGTCAAGCAGGGCTTAGATTGCTTGCGGAACTACAGGCGTGAATACGATGAGAAGAGACAGGTCTTTTATGCGCGGCCCCTTCATGATTGGAGCAGTCATGGGTCTGACGCTTTCCGCTATCTTGCTTTGGGCATTGAGACAAACTCTACCTGGGATAAACCCCTAAACATCAAGACAAAATGGATTGTGTAAATGGATGATCTAAAGCTAAAAACAGTAGTCCAGGGCGAGATAGACAATGCGCTTGGCTACATAGAGTCGGAGACGACTGAAGAGCGCAGGAAGGCGATCAATTACTACAATCGTAGCTTCTATGGCAACGAGGTAGAGGGGCGGTCTACAATTGTCACAGGTGAGGTTGCTGAGGCTGTAGACGCTGCGCTTCCTTCCCTGCTTCGTGTCTTTACCCAAGGTGACGATATTGTTCGTGCGGAGCCAGAAGGCCCAGGCGATGAAGAGATTGCCAAGCAGATCACACAGTATCTAAACTACATTTTCTACAGGGACAACCCTGGCTTTGCCATCCTAAACATTTGGTTTAAGGACGCACTGTTACAGAAGAACGGCATTGTTAAGGTTTACTGGGATGATGAAAGGCAGGTTAACTCAGAAGAGTACGAGAACCTGACAGAAGAAGAGTTGGCTTTAATGCTGGAAGACGAAGCTGTAGAGATCGTCTCGCAGGACAAGACAAAGGTTGGCGAGATACAGCTTCCTCCCACACCAGAAGAGATGATGGCGGCTCAACAGATGGGCGTTATGCCAGAGCCAAAGACACAGGCTGTATTTAGCTACGATGTAAAGATTCGCAAGGTTAAGAAGTTTGGTCAGGTCAGGATTGAGAACGTGCCTCCCGAGGAGTTCATCATCTCCAAGAAGGCGCGGACTATTACCGACTCGCCCTTCTGCGCCCACCGTAAACTTACAACCCGTTCTGAGTTGATTGCAATGGGTTTCGATGCGGACATCGTAGAGAACCTGCCTACCTATGAAGACTTAGAGTACACACCCGAGAGGGTTGCGCGGTATACGCAGGGTGAGCAGCCTTTGAATCAGGCTTCTGCTATAGATAAGAGCATGGAAGAGGTAGAGGTTTTTGAGTGCTACATTCGTGCGGACTATGACGATGATGGGATTGCAGAGCTTCGTAAGGTCGTCTATGCGGGCAATGAGATCTTAGAGAACGAGGAAATAGATTACGTCCCCTTCTGTTCTATCTGCCCCATCCCTATGCCGCACAAGTTCTTTGGTCATAGCCTTGCGGACAGGACGATGGACTTACAGCTTATCAAGTCCACCATTACCAGACAGATCCTAGACAACCTGTACCTGACGAACAACGCCCGAGTCATGGCGGTAGACGGGCAAGTAAACCTAGATGACCTGTTAACCGTAACACCTGGCGGTGTAGTTCGGGTGAAAAGCCCACAAGCGGTACAGCAGTTGTCGGTCTCCCCTGTTGCGGGCCAGTCTTTCCCCATGCTGGAATACTTAGACAGGATTCAAGAAAAGCGCACAGGGATTACGCAGAACTCACAGGGCTTAGACCCTAACATCCTGCAGAACACGACTGCGGCGGCTGTTGCGGCTATGCAAAACGCTGCGGCTGGCAGAGTCGAGTTAGTTGCGCGGACATTTGCAGAAACAGGCGTTCGTGACCTCTTCCTAAACATCCTTCACTTGATTGGTAAGTATCAAGATAAGGCTCGTATTGTGCGTTTACAGGGCAAATATGTATCCGTAGACCCGCGGGAGTGGAAGTCCCAGTACGATGTTTATATCAATGTGGGTCTAGGAACTGGCACGAGAGAGCAGCAGTTAACCATGCTTTCTATGATCCTTCAAAAGCAGGAGGCACTACTTGGCACACCCCTTGGTCAAAGCCTGGTTGGTATCGAACAATATCGATCCGTCCTTGGCAGATTTATCGAAAGTGCTGGTTTTGCAGATAGTGCAGAGTTCTTCCGTGAGGTATCTCCTGAGCAACTCCAGCAGATGCAGCAACAGACTGGAGCGCAGACAGATCCACAGACCCAGGCACTAATGGCCCAGGTTCAGGCTCAAATCCAGTCTGAACAGGCTAAAGCCCAAGCGGACATTCAGCTACAGCAACAGAAGGCACAGGCCGACATCCAACTCCAGAGGGAGAAGGCGGCTGCGGCTATCCAGCTAGAGCGCGAGAAGGCTGAGGCCAACCTACAGTTAAAGGTAGCCGAGTTCCAAGCAGAAGCGCAGATGAAGGCGGCTAAAGTTGGTGCGGACATCACTGGCAACGTACAAGTACCAGGGAGCTTCAACATTTGAACAACGCAGAGAGGGCGCAAGCCTACCTACAAGACGAGTTTTTCTTAGATGTTGTGCAAAAACAACGAGAGTTGTATATTAGCAACATTGTAAACAGTAGCGTAGAAGAGATGGAGGTAAGGGAAATGCATTACCTCAAGCTACGGGTACTGGATGAATTTATAGCGTCAATCCAAACTATCGCGGATGACAAGTTGATAGAGAAGAAACGCTGGAAGGTTTTTTAACTAAAGGAGTAGTGAATGGACACCAACCCACAAGGGAGTGCCAAGACGGTCACAGATGCGGCAAATGCATTTTTAGGGATGATGGAACCAGAGGAGGCGCAAGCCCAACCAGAGGTTCAGGAAGAACTGGAGAGCGAAGTCGTAGAAGATGAGTATGAAGCTGCGGATTCAGAGCAATCTGATGACTATGCTGAAGAAGAGCAAGAGGAACCAACTCCCACCTACAGAGTAAAAGT